ATGGCAGGAAAGAGGATTTCCCCAGAACGAATACTCAAGGAGCTGGCGGCCATTGCCTTTGCCAGAGTGCCGGATTATATGGAGCTTACAGGCGCAGATGTGCGCATGAGGGAGGAGCTAAAGCCCTTAGAGCGCGCGGCGGTGGCATCCATTGAAAAATCCACTACCGGTCTAAAGGTGAAGTTCTATGACAAGATGAAGGCGCTGGAGCTGTTGGGGAAACACTATGGTCTGTTCGAGGGAAAGGAAAACGGCGAGGACAAAAAAGAGAATAATCTACTGGAGGCAATTATACGGGCGACCGGGCAGGAGGTGGATACAGATGATGTATCAGAGCTTCAGTAAGCGACAAATACTGGCGATGACATGGTGGAACCGTCCGGGCTTGAAGGATTTTGAGGGGATTTTGTGCGACGGGGCCATTCGGTCGGGAAAGACCTTGAGTATGGTGACGGGGTTCTTCCTGTGGAGCATGGGGAATTTTGACGGATGTTGCTTTGGTCTGTGTGGCAGAACCATTGGCGCTCTGCGGCGAAATGTGGTGGGAAATCTCGGTGGCTGGCTGGGGGACGTGGTGGAAATTTCCGAAAACCGCAGTGAGAATAAGCTGGTGGTGAGGAACAAAGAAGGAAAATACAACACCTATTATCTGTTCGGTGGGCAGGATGAGAGCGCCTATAAGCTGATTCAGGGCATTACTTTGGCAGGTGTACTGCTGGATGAGGCGGCATTGATGCCGCAGTCCTTTGTGGAACAGGCTTGCGCCCGTTGCTCTGTCACAGGCTCGAAACTATGGTTTAACTGCAACCCGGAAGGACCGGAGCATTGGCTGTATAAGCAGTGGATTCAAAAAGCCAAGCAGAAGAACCTTTTACACCTGCACTTTACTATGGCGGACAATCCGGGACTGGATCCGGCAATTAAGGCGAGGTACGAGACTATGTATACCGGGGTGTTTTATCGCCGGTATATCCTGGGGCAATGGTGTATGGCGGAGGGGCTGGTATATGATTTTCAGCCGGACAAGCATATCACGCAGGAGATTCCCGGTGCTGGGCGGTATTATATTTCCGTGGACTACGGCACACGCAATCCCTTTTCCGCCGGGCTTTGGTGTGTGGGGGGAGGAAAGGCGGTGCGCCTTCGGGAATTTTATCACAGCGGGCGGGACACAGGAAAAATGCTCACCGATGAGGAGTACCATAAAGCCCTTGTGGATTTGGCAGGGGAGTTGCCTGTGGAGTTGGTGGTGGTAGACCCCTCAGCGGCATCCCTGATTGCTACCATTCGCAGCCACGGGATATTTTCTGTACGAAAGGCAAAGAATGAGGTGCTGAACGGGATTCATCTGGTGGCAAGCCTGCTGCGGGAGGGTGTCCTGCAATTTACACCCCTATGCAAGGATTCCATCCGGGAGTTCTCCCTGTATCGATGGGAGGAGAACGGGGAGTCCGATCGGGTGGTAAAGGAGAACGACCATGCAATGGACGATATTCGCTACTTCTGCGCCACGGTTTTGCGCAGAAACAAGGAGATAAGGAGAGTGGAATGAAAAACTGGTTACAAAATCGTTTCCTGCCTATGTGGGCCAAGGAAACCCTGCTTTTGGAAAAGCGGTGCCTGGAACGGGAAAATAAGGCACTGGAGCAGAAAATTAAGGAGATGGAGGCCTATATTGACGGTATGCAGACCGGTCTGCGGGCCAATAAGCGCATCAGCATCATCAATCGAGGAGGGGAAGTATGAGTATTTATAAATATGAGCGGGCCTTTGGTGCTTGGGATCGGACAAGCGGTGCTATGCGGAAGGCAATCGACAGATGGTTTGCTATGTACTATGACGGACAGACCGGCGAAAACCATGACCCCTGTCAACGGATTCCCTATACGGTGGTCAACAAGCTGGTAAAAGCCGTATTCGGAGAGTACAAAGCCTCCACCAAAACCCCATTTGGGGAGAGAATTTTGGCAAAACTGGATGAGAAAAAACGCCTGGCTATGCAGCTGGCACTGGTTGGCGGCGTTTGTTACATCAAGCCCTGCCCTGTGGAGGCGGGGTTTTCCTTTACCTTAGTGCCAAGAAATCAAGTTCTGATTTTCGGCAGAGATGCCGAAGGCAGGCCTACGGATATTGGCCTGTCAGAACGGTCGGTGGACGGAAAGTATTACTATACCCTCTTGGAACGCAGAACTGTGGATCCGGAGGGCTACCTCACCATTTCCAATCGGCTGTTCCGTAGCCAAGACAGGCAAAACCTGGGTACAGAAGTGCATCTAAAAAATGTTCCTGCGTACAGAGTATTGGCGGAGTAATACCGTTTCCCTAAGCCTGTGGGCTGTGTGGGCTTGGTGGATATGAAGCTACCTATGCTCAACTGTGTGGATGGGTCAAACGACGGCGTTTCTGTGTATGCCGCCGCGGAGGGCTTGATTCGGAATATCGACCAAAATGAGGCCCAAATGTGCGGAGAATTCAGCCGTGGGGAGAGCCGAATTATTGCCTCCAGCGATTTGCTGGATAAAGAATTGGGTCTGCAGGATCATTTGTTTGTGGGACTGGATGAGGACCCGGAACGGGTAGGATTGACCGTCTTTTCTCCCCAGCTGCGGGAACAGGCGTACCTGGCGCGCAAGCAGGAGTACCTGCGAAATGTGGAGAGTATGATTGGTTTAAAGCGGGGTATGCTGTCGGATGCCAATGTGGAGGAGAGGACAGCTACAGAGATCACTGCCAGCGCTGCAGAGTTCTCGCTGACGGTGATGGACTTCCAGCTGATGTGGCAGAAGGCTGTGGAACAGATTTTGGCCCTGTGCAAAACCCTGGCACAGCTCTACGGCTTCGCAGAAACAGAGCCGGGCACTATCAGCTTTGACTGGGGCAACGGCACCCTCTATGATCAGGAAAAAACCTGGGCGGATTATATGGAGATGGTGGACAAGGGTATGCTGAAGCCGGAGGTGGCTCTGGCTTGGCGGTTTGGTCTGACAGGAGAAAGTGAACAGGCAATCAGAGAGAAAATGATGCCTAATTAAGGTGATGAAAGTGACCGTGAGGTCACTTTTTTTATAAAGTTTTGGGATGCAACCCCGTAAAAAGCGTAGCAGAAAGGAGAAAGTATGAAACGAGAATTTTTTCAAGGATTACAGGTGGGGGAAAACCCCTTGCCGAAAGAGGTGATCGATGCCATCATGGCGGAAAACGGACGGGATATTGAAGCGCTTAAATCCCGATACGCCGACTATGAGGCACTGAAAGAGCAGCTTGCTCAGATGGAAGAAACGGCGGCAAAAAGCTGGCAGGAGAAGTACGATCAAATTGTTGATGCCCACCGGCAGGAAGTCAATGAGCTGGTGTTTGGCCACAATTTGGAGAAGGCAATTCTATCAGCAAAGGGTCGCAACGCCAAGGCAATCACTGCTCTTTTGGATGTGGAGACCCTCAAATCCAGCGAAAATCAAGCCACCGATTTGGAGGAGGCGCTGCAAGCATTAAAGCAGGAATGCGGCTATCTGTTCCAAACGGAGACCCCACCCCCTTACGCAAGGGGTACCGGTGCTGCGGCATCGGAGGAAAACAAAAGTCCTGCCACCCTGGCAGGCGCATTACTTGAAAAATTTGAAAGGAAGTAAAAAAATATGGCTATTACACTCGCAGAAGCAAAGGTCGGCATGGCCGACAAGGTAGATCAGCAGATCGTTGATATGTTCCGTCGCAGTTCTCTGCTGCTGGACCAGATGGTGTTCGACAATGTTATCTCTCCCGGCACCGGCGGCAGTACCCTGACCTACGGATACATTCAGTTAAAATCCCCCGCAACCGCCGCTGTGCGTACCATTGGCAATGAGTACACCCCCGGTGAGGCAAAGAAGGAAAAGAAGACTGCAAATGCCATCATCATGGGTGGCTCTTTCCAGATGGACCGTGTGATTCAGAACACCGCAGGCGCCGCAAATGAGATGGCTTTCCAGGCGGAGCAGAAGATTAAGGCAACTGCCAACTATTTCCACAACCTG